ATTCCATTACCCCATCGTACTAATAGATGGGGGTCCGTCTACTGACTCCATTTCAAAGACTTGGAGCCACTCTCACACCGTTAAAGGTGTTCTGAATGTATCTTTCCCAAGATAAGTAGACGGTATGTCGGGATCCTCCGTAAAAGGAGGAGTTAGTTCCCCACAGAAAGTCTGGATCACCCCATGAAGGAGTGTATGCCCAAACTGTCTGAAGTTCGACCTGCCCCGTAAGGGCAAAGGAGAACTTCCCATCGCGTACAAAACCACCTAACATGGACAGTAATGTCCCTGCTTTGTTGGCTCCTTCAGACCACACAATGTTCGAGCCGGCCACCTTTTCCAAAGGGGGACCGACGAACACTTCTCCGTAATTGCTTTCGTACCATACTCTCGTGAATATGGCACGAAAAGGCTGTTTGGGCCTCAGCAGTTCGAAGAACCTACCATCGCAGAAGCGATCTACACCAGCAGCCTTCTTGACAAAGGAAGGCACGCGTTTACGTGTAGGAGGATAGGACATGGAGAAAGGTACACGAATACCAGCGCTAACGTCTACCCAATTGGGAACACGTAACTCTTCACCTAAATCCTTCACAGTACGTCGCAAAAAGGCGGCCGTTCTGTGGAAGTAAAATGAATGGGTAAAACCCCATTCATTGATGCGGTTAAGTAGAGAATAAACGTCAGCTTGTGTCTCAAGAGTTTCGAGAAACACAGGTCGAACGGGATAACCATCATAATAGTCGGCACCACAGCTTTCGCGGAAGTAACCGTCCTCGAAGGATTTGTCACTATTAATCTTGAAACCCCACGCTGATAGTACCTGCCTTAAGGCATTACCAACGCTCTTGTCAACAATTATGTCATCGCCATATACTGCCCAAGTTTTAAACGACTGCCCCGTAATAGGGTCAACATCGTACTCAGGTAAGTCAGCGAGTCTGTACAAAGATTGTACAATTGCAGACAGTAGAACAGTCATGAGAGAGAATGTAAAACCATTCCCCATCGTGCTACACATATGTTTCTTTACTTTTATGCGTAGATCTCCACCGAGATTTACTTCCATGAAGTGTGAGCGTATGGCATCGAGCCATTCAACCACAGCATAAGGAAACAAATCAACAATCAAAATCCAAGGAAAATTACTAGCGGAAGAAAGATCAAAAGTACAAAATTTCCATGTTCTATTACGACCATGGTATGTAACTTTGGAACCTAACTGGGCCAGCTTCCTGTTCTTGAATTGCTGGGTAGAGAGGTCACAACCATAGGACTTGAGCAATACATAAGTCAACACTGCGTGTGTTGCTAACTGTAAAGCCATGTTTCCTGAAGGCTGTGTACAAATACCTCTGTTCTTAGAATTCGTTTTGGGAACACTACAAAATACAGCTGGAACGCCAAGTTTGTCGAACAAACCGAACTTATTTCGCCTTTCTAACTCGGCTAAATAAGATACGGGCGACGACATGCTAAGTCTATTGTAAATAGATTGTGCATGGCGAGTAGAGAATGTTAGTATATTATTACATAATCTACTATAAAACCCGGTTGGACCCTGGACACGAGAACTCGATCCAGGACCGGACTTCATACCTTGAGCCAAGTTACTCGCAGAAATAACTGAGTAACCTGGGCCATCTGATAGTGAGTTGCGCAGCGACTTTCGGACCTGCTTCCTTACTTCCTTAACGAAAAAGGGTAGGGAATCGGGTCTATATCCTGCATTGAACTCTTCACATCTAGCGTTATCCGACATAAATTCGGACACCGCGAGTTGTTCTCGAAGAGCCAAAGACACACTTGGTCCCGCAGTGGGCCCAATATATCGTTTGGCAATTCCCGCACGGAAACCCATAAGAGCATACCAACGGCCAGTAGACATAGAGGCTTCGCAGCCCGTTCTACTATCCATATAGTACACCATAGGGGATTCGTACGTACGAGAGTAAAAACTTTGAGTATCAAATTCATTGAAATCAAGGTCTAGCTCCAGTAATAGTCTATCATATAAAGAACTATCTGTAACAGGTTTCATTGTAACTCTCCAAAAGAGAAATTAGAATGACGCACTAAAACAGCTAAATAATAGCTGAGGATAATGTGTCGGTAATACCAGATGAGTTGCCATTAAGGAAACCCACGTGGGCCGAGACACCGCCTTTGATATTAGCAAGATCGTAAGTTTCAGATCCGGCTGCAATCTTAATAGAAGTGCGGTATTCATTAACGAACCATTGCGACGCATTGATTTGCGCAGCTTTACGAGTAAGAATAACATACTCGTTATATGGAACCTTTGAATACTGACCTGTAAGCCCATTTAACACAGCTTTAGCCAGAGTCTTCAAGATTGAAGGTCTACGTACGCTGATAGTGAATGGAGCATTTACAGAATGAGCAACAACGCCCGCTTGCGTGCCAGTCAAAGCAGTAACTGCGCTTTGTTTGGACCGCACGTCCACTGCATTATCTGCAGTAAGCGTATAGCCAGGTGTTGTGAAACCGGTTTGTGCAGCCCCGGTAACGGCTGTTGTCATACCAAACATAGGATTACTCTATAAATTAAATAAGAGAATAAGAACATCAACCACCCCTAAGAAGGTCTCTTACACCATTAGATACGCGAACATCGCGTATTTTATAAGTTTTCGAGGGATCTATAAATTTACGGGCAGCAAGGGACAGCACATTTGCTGTCTGCTTAACAGTTGGGATTTCGACCCTTAAAACAGGTATCATATTATCCATACTGTACGGTTGACGATTAAATGAGAACGAGCGGCCCTTTTGGGACCCTACGGTCGCAGATATAAGTGGATTAGCACCAAAGGAATTATCCCTTTCAGGAGTAAAAGTACTTTGGTAATGAGCCTCAAAAATCGAGACTTTCCAACCACTTGAAACGATTCCTTTCCTACTACTAAAGTAGTAGAAGAAATCGGACATATTTGTTACGTAGTCAACCAACCAGCTGTAGGGGAGAATTTCCCACCCTGCCGGTGCGATATCGTAGAGACTGAAGCCAAAGTTTCGGTCAGCGATACCGCGGGTAGACGCAACACCCAAAGATAGGCTGTAGCCCATCTTACTAAGCAACTTCGCAGTATGATTAGTACGGGTGGTCCCAGAACAAGCTCCTGCATTAACATAACAGGGCTTGTCAGCATACGTACTGAAATCAAACCAGGACGCTGTGACATGAAGTTTTGGGGGTTCCTGAAGCACGGTTTTTGCCGCAGCTTCAGCTAGCGACTGGACGTCACGGACTAGCGGGGCAATACCGAACCGGTATTGCAAGTTAGCAGCCGCGATGACCCTGATCAGCTCAGGAATAGCTGCGCCTTTTAGCTTGCCAAGATCAGCCAATAGCAATTTAGCATATTGGTTGTGCTTGCCAGCCATCAGGCCAGTAACTTCCTTAACTGTCCTCAGTGTGTCCTTCATTTCGCCCATAGCAACTAAGCTTTGGAAAGCAGCAGCTTGTTTTTGTAACAATGCTGACAAGGCATACGAATCAATCGTAGCCTGCTTTAACGCGAAATTCGCCGAAAAATTACTAGACGCATCCCAGGGACTCACAAGGAAACATCCTAACTCATTCGTTGGTACGGATGGATTAGGTTTTCCTGTGTAATAATTCCTAAAAGTCGCCTTATAAAACGTCGGCGCTTCATACTCAACAACTTGGCATGAAGCCGAACTAGGCGTTGAGACCCTTTTACCGTTATTAAAACCGGAGCGAGCCTTAGTAGATCCTATTTTCATAGAGATACTACCAGATCCACCTTTGTAAAAGAATCCACCTTCTGTCGAGGACCAAGGTCCTAATGGATGAACCGACATAAGATTTAACCTCACAAGGAAAGTGATGCAGCCCCTCTCTCGAGAGAGAACTACTCAAATAGATACAAAGAGCAATTTGGAATAGACACCGTTACACAATGTAATAAGTGCACCCAATAATGC